ATCGCCTGATCGCCGTACAGGGACGGCACCACGGCGGCGACGGTCTGATCGCTGTAAGCCTCGCGGATGATGCCCCGCCAGATAGAGGGGATCGCCGCCCGGCCCGTCGGTGCCGCCGCGGTCTGCTGGAACTTGCGCATCTGCTGCCCGATCATCAGACGCCCCCGAGCAGCTGCACGCCCGGCACCCGGAACGCCTCGGTGTACCGGCCCGCCCCGGGATCAATGACAACCGTCAGCCCGGCACCGTAGGACTCGACCACCCGGCCCCGGCCCACGGTCAGGCCGAGCCTGCCGTCAGGGGTCGCGACGACGAGGCCGCGCACGTTCAAATCAACCGCCGTGGCCGTGTTCCGTACGGCCAGGAACAGGCGCAAATGATCATCGTTCCTAGGTACTTCGAGCCCGTGCTGCGACGCCGCCAAAGCCAACGGCTCGGCGAGTTCCAGGCGCGGCCCGTCAGCCTGCGTGAGCAACCCGTCACACTCGGCCCCCGACGGCACCAACGAATCCGCCAACCGCAACACCCGCGAGACAATGAGTCCAGCCCAAACCGTCATGATCACACTACTTTCATCGGGCCGCGCACAGCGGAGACCCCGCCGACCGTGACCTTCTTCGGGCGCAAGTACCCCTGAATACCCTGCTTCGAGAGCGTGTCCACATGGGCGCCGCCCGGGTTCTGCGTCATGACCTTCAGGCTGTTGCCGAGGTCTTCGAGGACGATCGCGACGTGACCGTACCCGCCGCCGTAGAACGCGTTCCAACACGCAATATCCCCGGCCATCGCCGCGCCCGGCCCGACCTTGCTGTACAGGTTGCCGGGTGCGTTATCGAACCACTGGTTACCGTTCGCCATGACCATCGACGGGCCGCCCACACAGTAGATGTGGTAGTGGTTCGCGAGGTCCACGCACTGCGCACCGAACGCGCCGTCCATGTCAATAGCCCGGCCCTGCACGTTCGACACCCACGTACCCAGCGCCCCGCCGATACCCTTCGCCGCCGTCACCGAACCGCCGTACGGGTTGCGGCCGGTCACGACAGGGTTCGTCGTCTCAGCCTTCGCCGTGTCCTGCGGGGGTTCGGGGGTCGGGTCAATCGGCCGCTGACACGTCAACGTCACCACGTCGGCGGCTTTCATCGGAAACGACACCGCGTTCACGATCCACGTACCACCCATCGGCCCCACATTCCGGCCCGTCAGCTTCACTTCGTCCCCAACCCGCGCCTGATCAGCGTCAGCCGACGCGAGCTTCACAGTCAACGTCTCGGGCAGATCAGCGTCCGGGTCGTCCGTGTAGGCGGGCATCCCGGTCATGCCCGGCCCGTATGAAAACCAGTCATCCCAGCGGAGCGCCCACGACTTGCGCCGCATCGGCGACTTCACCAAGTAAGACGGCTTCGCGAACACCAGCGTCGTCCCGTACTCATACAGCCAGACGCCTGTTTCGCGGGCGAGTTGGGTCAGCACGTCCCACGTCGATTCAGGGGGTTGCCCCGCGTCGGGCTTAGTGCGGGCAATCGTCTTCATTCCGAGGCCGGGTTGCACAAAAGGCGTCATCCCGAGGGCTTCAGCTTCACCGGCGACCCACGCGGACACTGACGTGTTGCCCCATGATTTGGCGCCGGTCTGCTTCTTCAGCGCCGTCACGAACCGGGAAGGCGCTGTGACGGCCACAAGCGGCCCGGCCGCGCCCGAGGTCAGACTCACACCGTGACAGACAAGCTGCCACTCGCCGTACCTGATCGACGCGCCCCTATTGAAGACCTTCGACGTGAACAGGTCCAGATCCAGCGAATCTTGGAAGGTCATAGTTAGCTCTGTAACCTGGCTGTTCGACAGCGACAACGACGCCGACACGCACGCCGCCGACAACTGCGCCGACAATGACGACCCCGACACCGTGATCGCCTTCAGGCGGTTACCGTCTAACGTCGCGCTCATGTGGCGCTCGGGGTGGTCAGGCAGTCAGGCATGCGCCCATCGTGCAACGTCCCCCGCGCCGGGGGTGGGAAGGCTAGAATAGAAGCATCAGAAAGCCCCGCAACGTCTGCAAACGTTCGGGGCCGTGACCGACGCATAAGGGAGCGCCGATATGGCTAATCGTACCTGTTCAATCGACAACTGCGGCAAGAAGCACTTCGGGCGGGGCTATTGCTCGGGGCATTACTACAAATGGAACAAATACGGCGACCCCTTGGCGGGCGCCGTTCAATATGCCACACCTGAGGAATCCTTCGCCGCGCGCACAAGCTTCAAAGGCGAATGCCTCGTCTGGACGGCCGCATTAAGCAATGGGTACGGTGTTATCAGTGTGGGCAACGACGACCAGATGCTTGCCCACCGGTACGCGTGGGAGCGAGCTAACGGCCCTATCCCTGATGGTCTGTTTATCGACCACAGGTGCCACAATAGGGCGTGCGTGACGGTTGAACATCTTCGCTTAGCCACATCCAAGCAGAACAACGAGAACAGAGGAACGCTCCGGAACACGGCGTCAGGCGTGCGTGGCGTAGTTTGGGACAAAGCCCGCGGCAAGTGGAAAGTTCACATCACCCATCTAGGGAAGACCATAAACTTTGGCCGCTTTGACAACCTCGCCGAAGCCACCGATGTAGCGGAGCGTGCCAGACTGCAGTACTTCACGTACAACGACCATGACCGCGCCGCCTAGCGCGGCGGGATCTTCAGAACCCATCCAATAAGTATCAGATTCGGGTTGCGAATAAGATTCGAGTTGGCCCTGTAGAGCTCAGGCCACCTAAGAGGGTTACCTAAGTAGCGGCTCGCCAGCCACCAAAGCGTATCCCCTCGGACGACCCGATGGGTGCGGGTCGCGGCGGCCTTCTTCACGACGGGCTTAGGCGGCGCAGGCTTAGGCAAACTACGGATCAGGTTGGGTGGTAGTGAGCCGGCTTCTTCGAGGGTCCAGGAGAGGACGGCCCGGCTGATCCTGTTGTCGGCGGCGCGCTGCTCGACCTTTACCGGGAGGTCAAGAATCCTCCACCACACGGACTGCTCATAGGCTGATGACCCGCCGACGAACCGGACCTTCTGCCCGCGCTTCGCGAGGTCCGTCAACGGCAGGAGGACGTGCTCAATCGACGCCCGGTAGTCAAGTGACCCGATGCGGTGACTGAACGACAGGGTGCGGAATGAGGGGCCGGTCATGGTCGTGATCGGCTTCAACCCTTCCCGCTCGACAGTGCCGAACTTCGCGACCTCGGAATGTTCAAACGTGGTCGGCGCCATGTACAGGGGAAACCGTTTGCCCGCTTCGTTCGTCACGTACATGCTGTTGACGCCCGCCGACCGGGCGACCAATACCCTGACCATTTAGTAAGCCCTCCTGTTGTGCGCCGCGAGTGCGTCTTCGAGCGCCCCGACAGCGGCCTCGCGCATCGCGTCAAGATCCACCTGACCCGCGTTCGTGACCGGCACGTGAAAGTTTATCGCGCCCACATTGATTGATGCCCCGCCGCTGCGGCTGTTGCTGAACCCGCTGGTGAGGGACGGTCCGGCGCCGGCCGGGCGGCCACCGGACGCTGCGGCGTTCGCGGCGATAATGTTGCTTGGCCCGATCGCCCTGGTCAGTTCGGGAACGAGGACCGATTCACCGGGCGACAGCCGGGCGAGGATGCTGTCGTGGCCGGGCGCGTAGCCGCCCAACACGCCACCCCCGGCGAACTTCCCGCCGAACACGCCGCCGCCTGACGCGCCCGGGGTGGTGGGCATGATGCCTTGCCCGTTCTCGTCTTTCTTGATCCCGAGGACGTCCTGCAGGCCGCCGAAGGGGTTGTTCGCGAACTTGCCCAGGTAGTCGCCGATGACGCCGAACGCCTTCGCGATTTCGTCGGTGATCGGCTTCAGTGTGTCGGTCCAGAATTTGATGAACCCGTTGAAGTTGCTGATCAGACCGTCGATGACCGGCTTCAGCCCATCGACGGCGCCGCCGATGACTTCGGAGAACCATTTGCCTACGACGTCGACGACAGGCTGCACTTCGGTCTGCCAGAACGAGGTCAGTTCGGTAAAGATTTTGACGACGATCGTGATCGCGTTCCAGACCAGCCGGCCGATCCAGTCGAAAATGTTCGCGAAGACCTGCCCGAGGAAATTCAGGACCGGCATCACGTTCGTCTGCCAGAACGACACGACGTTCGTGAACGCGAGTTGAATCCAGTTCCACACGTTCACGGCCGCTTCGCCGATCCACTTGAACGCCGCATCCACCCCGGCACGGAACCAGTCGACGTTGTTGTACGCCCACACCGCCGCGGCAGCCAAGGCGGCAAGCGCTAGGACGACGAGGGTGACCGGCCAGCCGAGCGCGCCCGTGATGGCGAGAACACCGTTCAATACCATTAGCGCGCCGACGACGCCGCCGATCGGAACAATCAGTTGCGGCAGCCAATCCTTCGCGCCGCGCAGCCAGTCGAAGAACGGCTCAATGTAGGGGACCGCCTTTTCGGCGAACTCTGACAACGACCCGAGGGCTTCGCGTTTGAACTTCTCAATCACGAACCCGGGTCCACTGTTCAGCGTGTCGGCAGCGACCTGCGACCTGCCCGCGAAGTTCTCCATACCCTGCCCGGCGTAGTCCATCGACTGCAGGAACGCCGGAATCAGCGTGACGTCCATGTCTTCCATTGGCGTGCCGAACAGGGCGATCGCGGTCTGCGCCCGGGTCGCCGGGTCTTTCACGGACAGCAGCGCGTCGGTGACTTCCTTGAACGCCTTCCGGGCGGTCGGCCCGCCTTCGAGGAACTTGTTGGCCATGACGTCGCCGCGCATGCCGATGGTCTCGAACGCGGTCGAGGTCGCCTTCGACCCGTCCGTCGCGCGGATACCGAACTCCTTGATCGCGTCGCCCATTTTGTCGAGGTTCTGAATACCGCCGTGCGAGGCTTCGGACAGCATGCCCATCGCTTCGGTGCCGCTGAACCCGAGGGACGTGAAGAACGTCGCATACTCGTCGACGGCGTCGAGGACGTCACCGCCCATGCCCGCGGCGGCGTTCTGCGACGCGGCCGTGATCAGGTCAAACGCTTCGGTCGCGTTCCCCGCCAACTCGTTACGGACCATCGTCCCGGCGACCTGCGCCGCCCGGGTCACGTCGACGCCGAGGATCTGCGCGACCGCCAACGCCCTCGTGCTCGCCCCGGCGAGTTCTTCGTTCGACATGGTCCCGAACCGGCCGAACGACTTGTAGGTCGCTTCGAGGGCGGTGTTGATATCGTCCATGCCTTCGCCGACACCGGACGCGTACAGCTGACCGCTGATCTTGCCGACCCGGGCGGCTTCGTCCGGGGAGAGGCCCATGCTCGCGGTCAGCAGCGATTCTGCGTTCGATTTCTGGACGGCCAGGGCGATGCCCCCGGTGATCGCGGTCGCGATCCCGACGCTGCCTATTTTCAGGCCGTCTTTGATGCCGTCGGTGATGCCTTCGCCGAGTTTCTTGGCGCGCTCGGTAACACCTCCCGACGCTTTCGTTAGGCCTTTGCCGATCCCGTCGAACATTTTCGACCCGGCACCGCCGACCTTCGCGAAGACACCGAGCAGGCCGCCGTATTTCTTCTCGGTCTTGTCGACGTTGGACGTGATTTGCGCGGTCGACTTGTCCGACGCGGCCTTCTGCTTCTTCGACCCGTCAACGACGGCCTCGGTGAACCCGTCGACCTTCTTCGCGGCCTTGTCGAGGGGGGCGCTCATTTCGTCTTTGAGTGCGGCCGTCAGCGTCACAGTCTCATTCGTAGCCATAATGTGCGCCCCTCCCTTACTTCTTCTTGTTCTGCTGTTCTGCGTGGTGCTTGTCGTCAGCCCAGAGGACGACCGCCGCGGCCGTCCTGACCGCCCGGCGCCGCCAATCCGTTTCCGTCATGACGGTCACCGGGTCGACCCCGATGCGCTCGGCGACCCTGGCCTGTTCCTTGAAACGTTCCTGGTCGGCGAGCCATACGGTCAGGCTTCGGTAGGGTCCAGCGGTTCAAGGTCTTCGGACCATCCCGCGGCCTTCAGGACGGCGTCGCCGAGGGTGTTCGTTTCCGCGTCGCCAAGGAACTTGCGGACAGCCACATGGGCGGCCTGGCCCTTACCGAAGGCGTTCTGAAACTCGGACGTGTTGAAGACCAGTTCGTCGCCGGAACCGGTGAGGATCTGCTTCAGTTCCCCGTCGATGCGCTTGTAGATGCCGGTGTTCTTCTCGAACAGGATCATCGCCGACCCGACGGACCGGTCGGCGTCTTCGAGTTTCTTCCGCCCGTTCAGTGAGCCTTTTCGGTACCGCTTGATATCGGCCTCGGAGATGATGCAGTTGAACTCCAACACCCAGCCGCCTTTACGGAACGTGACCGGGAACTTTTCGACGTTCGTGACTTCCTCTTCGGCGAGGTCCAGGAACTCGTCGAGCAGCGAATCACCGGTCTTACCCCCTGCCGGTGCTGTGGCAGCCGGGGTGTAGCCGAGTTCTTCGGCGTTCGCTGGCCGGATGGTGAGGTCGCCGTCGGTCACGTCGGGGGTTTCTACTCCAAAAGTCATTGTGTGCCCTTGTCCTTCGTTTGCTCAGTGCCCGCCGCGGGTCGACGGCCCTGTTCACTGAGCATCGTCGTACCCCGGGCATGGTTGTGGGACGGCTTCCGTGTTGGCACTGAGCAGGCCGAACGAGAGGGAAAACCGCCCCACAACTTTTCATGCACCCGCCGACTACCTGCGCCCAACAGGTCGGCGGGGGTCTTTAGGTTATGCCGGTCCGGACGTGGCGAACGTCAGGGTAACCTCGGCGGCGTCACTGCTTGACGCGTCGGTTTCCGGTTCGGACAGGCCGGTCAGGAGGCAGTTCGGGTACGTCGTCGGCTTCCCGACCTTCGTCCAGTTCGCGTCCGTCGCCTGCTTCGTGATGTTGAACCGGCCACGGCCGAGCAGCTTACGCAGGGTGGCGATCCACGCGTCATCGCGGGCGGGTGCGACGGTGCGGGTCACGGAAATGTCGTCCCATTCGGCCGGGCCGGACAGGATATCGGCCCGGTCCGAACCGCCGTCGTAGTCCTTCGTCGGCGACGACGAACCCGCGCCGCCGCTGAACGTCCGCCAGGTGCCGGGGATACCCTCGACCGTGACGAGATAAAGCCGCTTCGTGCTCTTCTGCACTACTGCTGTAGTCATGTTGATGCCCCTTTACTTAGACGGTGCCGGCGAGGGGCACTTTGATGATTTCGACCTGAATCAGCTGCGCGGTCGGCGCGAGCCGGACACTCAGCTGCACGACGACTTTGTTTTCGGCGGCGGCAGTGATCGGGTTCAGAGCCTCATCGACGGACACCCGGTAGCCGGGGTCGATTTCCTGGTCTTCGGCGTCAACGAGGGCGTAGAACCCGTCACGCTTCGCGATCGGGTCCAGGACACCGACGACAGCGGATTCGATGTACGCGCGCAGGTGGCCCTTGCCGTCGTTCGTGGCGAACACGAACGGTTCGAGGACGTTCTTCACCGACAGGGTCAGGTTGTTCAGCGCGTCGCGGGCGGTGAGCAGGCCCAGGTTCTCCCGGTCAGTGGAGAGCGACTGCCAGCCGTACAGGCGCACACTAGACCCGGTCGTGACGATCCCGTTCACGAGGGCGTCGCCGAGGGCGTCATTCTGGATAGCGTCGATCTGCACGTTCGTGCCGAGCGCCCAGCGGGTGCGGGCACGGTCACCGGCAGGCACCTGCCAGAACCCGGTGTCACGGTGCGCGCGGGCACGGACGGCCGCGACGTAGCCCTCGGGGCTGATGGTCCTAGTGGCGCCGCCGTCGGGGATGATCAGGTGCGGGTAAAAAATACCGGCGTAGGCGCCGTTCGGGTCAGCAGCCAGCCCGGCTGCTGCGGCAATGGCCTCATCCGGGGTGCTGGTGGCCGGGAGCGCGAGCAGTGCGATCTTGCCCTTCGCCGCCGCGTGCGCGGCGAGCAGGGTGCCGATCTGCGACACGGTGTAACCGGGGACGGCGACGGCCGCGCCTTCCGTCCCGGTGCCCTTGTCGAGTGCGTCGATGTGATCCTGCGCGGTGACAGCTGCACGGTCATCAGTACCGGCCGACAGTGCGGTCGCGGCGAGGGTCTTCGGGTTATCCCCGGGTGCGGCCGTGGCGCTGCCAAGGCTGGACACGGTGACGTAGGGGGACGTGGCGGCCTTCTGCACGAAGTCAGCCGGGGACGACAGGCCGGTGTACGTCACCAGCGCGGTCCCGTCGCGGCGGACGGTCACGTCAAAGGTGGACCCGGAGTTGGTGACCTGCACGGTGTACCCGGTGGAGTGCGCGCCGGGGTCTTTCGCTTCGACCTTGACGGTGTTCACGTCCGCGGAGTCCTTCAGGGTCAGCAGACCCTTGGTCGCGGCCGGGCCGACGACCCTGCTCATGACGAGTTCGTTGCCGCCCTCTTCGAAGTACAACCGTGCCGTGTCATACGCGTTCGAGGAATAGGCTGTCCTGCCGCCGTACACGGCCTCAAACTTCGCAATCGAGTCAAGGGTCGTGGACTTGTCAGCAGGCCCGTACGCGGTCAAACCCGCGATATGCAGCCGACCCGACGGCGTACCGACATTCGACGGCCCACTGCTGAGCTTCGTGGTTACTTGTACGCCGATCGACGTCATAATCAGTTACCTTCCGTGGTGTTCTTTGATTTGCGCCGTGCGATCAGCGACGGCACTGCGGGCGCGGACAGGACCACCCCACGCGCGATCAGGTCGTCGGTGTACGCGTCCGTCTCGTCGACGGTGCGGGACTCGCCGCCCGCCAGGACATGCCCGGCCTGATCGAAGACCTGTTCAAACTGCCCGGGGTTGTGTAGCCGTATGCTGCCGCTCATGTAACCCACCATTGCCCGGCCCGTCCGGGCCGTGTGGGACGGGGCGCGTGTCCGCCCCGGTCACTCGGCGAAGTAGGGGTGCTGGTCGAGGCCTGCGCCGACTTCGATGGTGGCGGGTTCGGTCCCGAAGGGGTTCTCGAAGTAGAGCCGTTCGTGGGTGACGACTTCGAACTGCACGAAGGACGCGGCAATATATTTCGTGTCCTTCGGGGACAGTTCCGAATACGATTCCTTAACCGTGGCCGGGTCGATGACTGCGGCGTCGGTGTCGGGGACGGGCAGGATCTTGCCGGACAGGAACGCTTCACGAACCGCGAGGGTGTACCTTTTCACGGCGAGCGACGTCGCGCCCTCGGAGTCGCCCATGACGTAGGCGAACAGCCGCACGTTGTACCGGTACGAATATTCTTCGTAGGCCGCGTCAATATCGGTTTGCCGGTTATCGATTTTGCCGGTCGTGTCGGGAATGACGACGACCAGCGCCGGGTACTTTTCGATCGACAGGGCGTTCACGCCGTCGGAGTAGACCGCCCGAAAGTCCGGCAACGTGTCGGTGGTCGCGCCGTACCGTTCCCGGAACTCCGCCAGGCGTGCAGGCAGCAACGCCTTCGCCTGCACGGTCACGCCGCGGGTCACGCCTTCGGGGCCGAGCATCAGGCATCCACCCTTGATTCGATGATCCAGCGTTGCAGGATCTTCGCGAACTGCCGGCTGTCGGCCTTGCGGGGGGTGCCGAGCAGCGGGCGTGCGGGCATCATGGGTGTGCCTTTCTGATGGTAAATCGCATAGGGGATCGAGGTTCCGACGGTCATCATGTTGGACCGGACAATGTAGATGCCCTTCCCGGGCACGGTCAGCGACGTGCGCAGGTCACCGTCGAACACCATGATCGGCTTACCCGGGCGAACCCTTGCTTTCCACCGGCCGTACAGGGGCGACAGGGGCGACCACTTCCCGGTCTCGGCGCTGCCCTGCTCGTCGAACTGCCGCTTATTCACGGTCTCAACCTGATACCGTGCCATCGCTTCGAACGCGGGCGTCGCGTCGCCGAGGTTGTGCTGAAACCGTTCCAGCATCAGCGAAAACGGCTCAGCACCCGCCGAGTCGAAGGACAGGACGGCCATGTTAGAACCTGGCGCCGTCGGGGAACATCGCGGGCGGGAAGAACGACCCGACCCGGCCCGTCGTATCCGGCACGGTGATGAGCGGGTCGAGCACCCACGCGGTCAACGTCGCCGCTGCGGTGTCCAATGCCGTTTCGTAGCGTGCCCATAGGACGGCCGCGTACCCGCCGTCACTGTTCGGTGACTGGCCGACAGGGAACGCCGCCGCGACAAGGTAGGACGCGGCGCCGTTGACGGTCGCGTCGTGCGCCGCCTGCCCGATCGCGTCGGCCCGGGTGGTGTCGGTGATCCGGCCGGCGTCAGCGAGGCGCAGGGACACGCGCCCGGCAACATCGGCAATGAAGCCTTCAACCTCATTGACCGTGACCTTCCGGTCAGCCGGAATAAAGAACGTGTCATCGACCGGGACGACAGGGGCTTCGCCGATAGTGACGTGGGGCGCCAAAGCCGAAACTTCTTCGACAGTGACGCCCCAGTCGTTACCGGCAGTCGGTGTGACTGCCATGAGGGTTTAGCCTTCCAACTTCTTCAGCGCGCCGATGCGGACGCCGCGCTTCAGGTTCTCGGCGTCGGTCCCGATGACCTGCCCCTTACGGGCAGACCTGACGAGACCGTCAACGAACTGGTTGTAATAGGAGAACAGGACAACAGCCTTCGACTTGCCGCCGAAGTCCAGCGTTTCGCTGTCATCGACGACCAGTTCGGATTCGGCGGTGACAACCTCGGCGGGCTTGTCATACAG